TTTACTGTCTTTGAATTCTTTTGTAAATCTTTTCCCTATATCATGTAATAAAGCTGCTTCAAATAATTCTGGATTATAAATCTCATTTAATGACATAGAAAATATTTCTCCAGCACATCGCGAACAATGTACCCCTATAGTTGATGAATGATGAGGATTATCTTGATTTATTTTATTCAGTCCATTCTCACCATTAAAAAGATTTTCTATTTCAAAATTAGTCTGATTATAATTCCAAACTGTTTGAATTTCGTCCCATCCCTCATATTTCTGTGGTATGTAAAAGTTTTTATACATCTTGTCAATAACATATTTAGGAACTTGTCTTTCTCGCTCTTGATTATACTTTATACAATCATCATAAGGTGTAGCCATTAGTATGCATATCTTATAACAATCAATCTTATTTAAACTTTCAACAAATGCTTTTCTACGTTTATAATTTATGTTTGTTGCATCATAAATCACATTATTGTTTTTAAGTAAATCACTTTTAGTTCTTTCAAGCATTGTTTTAAAAACGAGTTCATTGTTATCTTGATTATTTTCATCTGTAAACAATTCTTCTCTGATTTTGTCTGAAGAATGAATATTAGCATTGTATTGTTGACTTATTAAATTTGCTTCTACGGATTTACCACTGGCAGGTAAACCAACCAAATAAAATAATGTTGGTTTCATTTTACACACTCAATTCTGTTTGAAAATTATACTTAATAATATCAACCAATGTATTGTTTAAGATATTTTCGACTTTTTGATTAACATCCAATTTATTTTGTTCCATGTATTTTGATTTTACTTCATGTGTATGTTCACATAGTTCTTTTGCAATAATACGGGCTTCATCAAGTGTATGAATACCCTTTTTAACATCTATCAGGTATTCTTTCTTCTTGGATATAAGGCATTCTGCATAGGGGACTCCTTCAGTATATCTCGGCATAAATTCATCTAACCTAATAATGTGATGCAACTGCTTTGGGTCATACCCATACTTTTCTATTTTGTCAATTATAGTTGGATATGGATGCTCCAATGCTTTATACTTTTCCATACTCATACCTGAAATACAATTAACTGCCGCATAATTGTTATACCTAGCAATAATTTCTCTGTTCTCTATCAAAGGCTGAAATAACGCTTCATATTTAGGATTTAAGACTTTATATTTTGTGAAAAGGATTTCGACAAAATTTATATTCTGTTTTTTAAAACAATCAAACATAAAACGAATATCCTTTAAATCTATATGCTCATTATTATCAAGCACAGATGTGGTGCTAATTGGAGACTTGTTAAGAACAAAATCATTAAACTTAGGAAGTATAATTGCTTTTGAATCTACATCACTATTTTCATATGCCAATTCATAATTTTGTGATCCCTGAAGAAATACCCCTACTACCTCATGTCCTCGACTTTGAACTATATCATAATGCTCTTGAATTCTTTTTTGTACTTTGTCTATATTAATCACCTGTCCAATCTAATATATTTTCATCGGTCTGTTCCCATAGCCATTCTTTAGCATTCTTGCATTTCCTATCAAGCCAGTCAAAAAGCACTGGTGGACAAATTGTTTGTTTTGCTAACTTTGCAAAATCTCCTCTTGTTCCAATCTCATAAGCGCCCACTCTTAAAATTTCTTTGTCCATAGTAATAATAAATTCATTAATTCTATTTTGAACTTTTTCAAAAATCTCATTAAATTCAGGATAGTATGTTAGAAATTCTTCATGCTCATTTTCTCTTATAAGTTTTACGATCCTTGAATTCGTGACCATACCATTGTTTTTAAGATGATGTACTGCTACATAGGCAGGAGATTTTACTTTGTTTCTATGCCATTGCTTATCTACGACCACATAACCTTCTTCTGTGAAAGGCAATTCACTTGCCATAGTAATACATTCTTCTAATGATTTAAAATTATATTGCTTTGGTTTTTTAATGCCAATATCAATATCACATTCTTCAAGAGTATGTATGTTTCGTGTTCCTATGTGTCTTACTGAAACTTCTGTATAAGGAACTACTACAGGATTATAAGGAGATATTAATTCAAACATCCAAGTATAATCGGGTTCAAGATTCCATAAATATAATTTTGAATTATTTGCGGCTTCCATAAATAAATCATAAAATGATTTGTATGGAGAACTGTCTACCATACCTGCATCTTTAGCATCAATAGTTCCATTGGTGGAAATATGCCATTCGTCATTATAATTCCAAACTTTAATTAATGATCCGTCAACCTTTTCTTGAACTCTTGCTGAATTCCAATCAAGAGCATCTACATACCCCTCTCCATAGTTTCCAAATTTATAAAATGGAACACAAACAGGATTAAAAGCATTATCTAAAATAATACCACGGCATTCTTTTACAATAGGGTTGTAGAAGTCAGAATTAATTTGACTATATTCAAACAATATAAAATTATCTTTTCTTTTGATTGTTATGTAATAAGGAGCTTCAGATAATTTTTGTTCCCAATCTGGATTACTCTTTATAAATTCTACTAATTGTAGTTTCAATTGTTCACTTCCTTGTTTATTAGTTTATTCTTACTCAAACCAGATAAAATGCGCTTTTCATTGGGTAAATCAGTTTACATAATTGTTTTATTATACTTGTTATGTACACCGTTTTCTCTTAGTTCTATGCTTAAATTGGTTCATAATGAGGACGGTCTTTAAACCTTACGCTATCTTCAGGATTCCAAAAATCACATTTGTCTTCATATTTGCAATTTATTTCAATATCCATATTTTCAATGTTATTAGCAATCTCTAAATTTTTACACTGAGTACAATATACATGAGTATTTTCGTCCATTTAATTCTTCTTATCAATAAATCCTCTATCTTCATGTTTAAATTCTAAATAATCAGCGGCATCATAAAATCCAAATCTGTTTGCTATTTTAATCAGGTCTAGAATCTGGTCATTTAATGAATCTTGCCTTTGATCACATTGATTCACTTTTTCTAATTCTCTTGCCCAATAAGCCATTGTGTATTTATCTCCTTCCAATCAAAATCATATTTCATTGCTTAAAATGTTCATTCACTATTTCAATCACTTTGTTCATTCTATCTATTGTCCAATCAATACGCTCATTTTTATCTTTACATCCAGAATGATAATAATCTTCATCCCATTCCCAAAAGGATATTTCTTCTTTTAAATTTTCAAGGATTGCAATGCATTCTTCTTTTTTAATTTTGCTCAATTTTACTTACTCCTTTCTAATACTATCAAACCAATCTTTTATCTGGTTATTTTATAATTTGTTTAATGTCAACATAGCAATTATTAAGCAATTGTTCTGGTTTTAAATTTGTCTCAATAATTATATCTATATCTCCAATATTACCTTCCACCACAAAAACATCTTCGTTGTATAAACCTGATTCCACATTATAATCAAATGGGTAATTCAATTCAACTAAATATTTATAATTCATATCAAATCATCCTTTTATTGGTTTAATACTAAATTCTTTTTTGCAATTACACATAAGAATTGTTGACTGTTCAGGTTTTATCCTGAGTATTTTTCTACCTTTTGAACACATTAAACATTTAATATCATCTATTGGATGAAATTGTGTTTTACATATGTTGTAAAAATCTTTTCGAGCAAATTTATTTTTCAACAAAATATTTCTATTTTTATAAATCATCCAACACAAACAATATAACGATGATTGTTTAATAAAATTTCTTAGTATAATTACCATATAAAATCCACCTTTTATCTACTTATATTTATATCAATAACATTATTAGTCTTAGATAGCTCATCTAAATAATTAATAGCCCATTCATCCGTTCTCATCTTATCCAAGACTTCATTAACAAAAATATTTTTGATTCTAATAATCTCATCTTTTGATAATTGAATAATATTACCTTCATCATCATTCACTGGAATCTCGTCAGGTAACTCATTTTCATCAATTACTAAGTAAAGAGTTGTAGAAGGATTTGCATCTCCAACCACATTAGCATCGTAATAAAAGATATAATTATCTTCTTTATTTCCAGAAAACATCATTGATCCAGAATTATCACCAAATACTTCTAAATCATCAGCTTCAATTTCTAAAAATGATTTGGGGTCTTTTTTAAATTCCTCAATAATCTGAATACATTCTTCCTTTGAATTTTCCCAGTATTTCATGTAGAAAATTCCAGCTGGCATTTTAATAAATTCTCTTGCTCCTAAAAGTTTCATTATTCATTACTCCTAATCATATTTTAGCAAATCAAATCAAATCGCTGTTTTATTACCTTTTATTCTACCACACAAAAACTATTAAGACACCTGCAAATTGTCTGTGCGATATTACCTTTTCTGATAATTCCAGTATAGCACAATTGTTGCAGATGTCAATAGTATTTGTTTATTTCTTTATTCTTTCTTTATGATGCATTATCAAGCATTTCTGTAAGGAAAGTATTCTTATCTGATATACCACTAACTTGAATAGCTTCGTTAATTGCCCCACCTTGTCCTACGACATCAGCTATTAATTCTGCTCTAGTAATTAAAGTATATAGTATCTCTTTTGTTCTCATATTTGGTGGAGTGGAATAATCTAAGACTCCTATAATAGCCTTTGCTGATGATCCTTGAAATTTATGTACTGTTGATGCATAGCCTAAAATAATACTTTTCTTTAAGTCGGATACAGGGAAAATTATACTGTCATGTATTATTGGGAAATATATGATTGCAAACCCTTTATATATATCAATCTCTTTTAATATTCCTGTCCATCCATTAAACACTTCAGTTACAATATCATTTGTATTAAATAATTTGTAATTATTTTTTATACACATCACTTTATCATTCTCTCTTAGAATAAATGGTTTGTTATCTTCGTCTTTTTTATCAAATTCAATTTTAAACTCTTTTTTATATAAAGGTTGAGAAGGGTTTAAATATTCTTGAATTTCCATGTTTAGATTGTATACACTTGCATCTCCTCTTGTTTTTACTGGAGCTAACATTTGAATATCCATTACATCTTTGACGATATCACTTTCATACCATTTTTTATATTGATTTATTGCTTGAGTTTTTACTTCAGACCTATCACTCGTAATATGAAAATACATATCTTGAAGTTCACCAAGAACTAATTCTCCCTCAAATTTTTTATTAAATAATTCTTTCTGATGTCTAATAGACTGAGAAGCAAGAATAATACCAGATTTTTGAGCTTGACGGTGAATTTCTGTTAATTCTACTGTAGGAATATACGGTGACATATAAAGATCATGAGCAAGATTTATACATCCTATGCTTTCAAGTTGTCCCATATCTCCTAAAATAATAAGTTTCGTTCCATTGGGGATAGCTCTTAACAGTGATAAAAATATTTCTCCACCTACCAATGAAATTTCATCAAGAATAATAATATCATATGGCAATGGATTAGATTCATTAAAAGTAAAATCATATGGAGGTTTATAGCCTAAGAGCCTATGTATTGTATATCCTTCTTTGCCTGTAACCTCTTGCAATCTTGCAGAAGCTTTTCCTGCCAATGCTGTTTGTGCAAAAGAATAACCTTTAAGAGCTTCCAGTATACCAGATACTAAACTTGACTTACCTGTTCCTGCTCCTCCAGTTATAAAGCAAATCTGATTATCTAATCCTAATTTAATACCATTCCTTTGACCTTCTACGAACTTCCAACCTTGTCTATTTTCCTGTTCAGCGATAATATTTTCCCAATTATCATATGTAAAAATGTTATCGCTAGTTGCTAATCTTTTAAGATGTTTTGAGATTTCATTTTCAAGTTCCCAATATTTTCTCAAATACAATCTTCGTAAAGCTCTGGATTCATTATCTTCTATTATAATAATATTTTCGTGTTGTAATTCATCAATAGCTGTGCCAATGTTATTACCTATGACATTTCCATCCTCATCAGTATAAACCTCTAAGATATTATCTTTACCACCAAATTCGTCATATATATAACTAGTTAATTCACCTGACATTATATATGAATTTCCTGTTTCAGCTAAATCAGTTAATAGGTAATTTATATATCCTTTGATTCTTTTAGGTGAAGTGCAACTCATCCCTTGATTTAAAGCTATTTTATCAGCAGTTTTAAATCCAATACCATCAATATCGAAACTAAGTTGATAAGGATTTTCTTTTACTATCGAAATCACTTTGTTAGGATTCTTGTACTGTTTAATAAGTTTCTGAATGAAATTCGGAGTTAACCCTAATCCATCTAATTCTATATATACATTACAATTATCTTTACAATCTTCAAATCTTTCAATAATACAATTAGCAATATAATCACCTATCCCATGAACTTTCTTTAATGAATTAATATCATGATCTTGAACGGTTTTTAAAGGATTATCTAAAACTTTATACATTTCCGTGATTTGTCCGTCTGTAAGAAATGTAGCTAAAAATGCTTTTTGATGACCAACACTAGTAAGGTCTAATACTTCTCCTATAAAAATCAATTGATATTGTTTTCCAAACTTCTCATGCATTATTTCTTTAGCGAGTATTGTATAATTTTTATTTTCGTTTATTTCTTCTTCATAGTTACCAGTTATCGTAACAATATCATTTTTGTCTGATTCAACTTCTCCGTCTAAAACAGATAATACATTCCATTTTACTATTCCATATTTATTATCCTCTGTTCCTAAAATAGTTGGATATCTAGGGAACAATGTAAAAGCATGACTAGCTTCTATTTTTATAATATCATCAGTCAGATTCTTCACCTCCAATTCTATCAGATTGTAATTTTAAATTACCTTGTTCATCTATGTCTGTAATCAACTGCAATGTATGTCTATATGCAGAATCAATATATTTTTTGGGAACAAATTGATCTCCCCTTCTATAACCAGTCACTAACAATTTATTTCCTCTTGTAAACCATGATTTTTCTAATACTGTCTTTTTATTATTTTCATCTATATCAGAAATCTGTTTATCATAAAAACCAAACTGACCTTTATAGAATTTAATATTTGTAACTCCTGTTGGTGTAAGGAGTGTAACGGTATGTTTGTTTTTATCTTTATCTAAAACAGTTCCACATACTCTATCAAGTTTAAATCTGGGCTTGGTTTGCCCTCTATATGTAAAAGTTCCACTTATAGCAGGAATTTCAGGAAGAGCAGAGAAATCTACAATTAAATATTCCTCTTTATTTACATGCGCTAATTCATGTTCATGATAGTAGAAACTTATTGAATCCATTTCCCATTTTGAAATAGTACCTTCAACTTTTTCATTCCATGTATCCATAAAACGTTTTTCGTTAACTGCTTTTAATATTTCAGGATTATCAAAAACTGAAGTTTTAATTGATTGGAATATTTTCTTAATTTCCCGTTCCAAACTGCCTTTCTTTACAACTACGTATCCTTGATTATCATAATAATAATCTTTATTTTCTATCATATTAGTTTCAAAGTGGTCATAAAAGAACGGTTCAGCAAATTGTCTGTCTAACTGATAATAAGATGTATTGTCGCTTTTTCCTTCTTGTTTTATAAAAAATCGCTTATTATATAGGTACTTTCTAAATTTATATATCCTATATTCATAGTTCATTTGATCTTCTTTGAGTAGTCCTAATTCTGCAATAATAGGTATGTTCTCAAATGATAATGAAGACAGTGGTTTGGAAATACGTCTAATGAACATTTGCATAATCTCAACTCTATCCATTCCTATCAGTTCATCAAATGCTCCTGCTTTAATAAGAGTAATAATTGCGTTATCACCAAACTTATTATCATCATCTTCAGATTTATAGTTGTTCATTTTTTCAATAAAATCATCAAATGAAGAGTATGGTTGATTTTGAATAATAGCTGAAGCAATATCATCTCCAATACCACAGATGCCTTTAAGTCCAAACACTATCCTGTCATTTGGCACATCAGCATAAAAACCAAACTTTGCAATGTTAATATTAGGAAGAGTTACATTTACATTTTTCTGTTGCATATCTCCTATAGCTTTGGCTATTTTCCCGTAATTTGTACTTTTCTTAGTATCTGAATCTTCATCGTCTGCTCCAGCATTTACTGTTAAACAAGCTGTATCCCAATAGATAGGAGGATATTTTTCATACAGAAGCACTTCTTGTAATGCTATAAAAGTATAAGCAATACAGTGTAGAATACTAAATGAATAACCTTTCTGTCTTTTAACTTGAACATCCCAAATATAATTTAAAGTATGAGTATCAATGTTGTTTTGTTTACCTTTTTCATAAAACATATCTTGAACTTCTTTATATGCTTTTTCCGATTTTTTTGCTACGGCTTTTCTGAGTTTATGAGATTCTGCAACAGTGAAATTTGTTAATTCAGGAATTCTTACTAAAGACATAATAGATTCTTGTGTATCTGCCACGAACTTATAACTCTTTAATATTTTTTCTAATATTAACTGATCTTTCTTTGGAACACGGTACTTGTCCATTTCTTGATAAGCTTTACTGATATCATTTTTATATTTAACATAAGTTTCAGCAGGAGATTCTAATGCGTCTGGTTGTTGTTGCAATCGCATAAGTGAGTTAGTCTGTGCAAGTTCAATCATACTTGTTGGTTTAATTTTACACAATGTAGATACAGAGATAGCAGTATCAAATTGAAATAAATCAACCACCTGATTATTACCGATTAATTCCCATGTCTCAGGCTTGTCGTAATCAATTTTCATCGGATCAAGATATTTATAATAGGTTTGTTTTAAAGTTTTTTCTGGCTCAATTAAACCATCTTCAGTAATAAAATCTAATGTTTTACGAATTTTTGTTAATGCTTTTGTGGTTAAAAAATCATACTTAATTAATCCAAAATCTTCACTATCATGTAAATCCCATTGAGAAATTCTAACCATCTTAGCACTTCTCATAATAGCATTATGTTTATAAACAAAATCGTTTACTAGGAACACTCCAGAGGCATGAACACCTCTATTTATAATTAATCCTTCAATCATTAATGCCATATCAAGCAATCCCTCAAATTTATCAACTTCATTAATAAATTCTCTTACAGGTGCTCTTCCTTTTTCTACATTGCCTTCATAAACATCTTTGATTTCCCAATTGAATCCACGTTCTACGGGAATTAAATTTGATATCATTTGTGCTTCGTCTGTGTCTATGTTTAACCCTCTGCAAGCAGTTTGAATTGCTGATTTGGAGGAAAGTGTATTATATGTACAGCAATTAATTACATCTCCATTTAATTCTTTAAAATAATCTTTAACAGCTTGAAACACTTGATCTCTTTTATCACTCTGAGTATCAATATCAATATCTGATATTTCTGGACGTTCCTCATCAATAAAACGGTAAAATGGCATTTCAACTGGCATTTTTAATGGGTTAATTTGGGTTACTTCAAGAAGATAAGTTATTATACTTGATACAGCACTTCCTCGCCCTGCCCCAACAATACTGTCTCCCTCATTCCACATAATTTCAACAATCTTTGCAACTGTAATGAAATATGAATGAAGTCTATCTTCAATTTTTTCTGATACCTTCCAGAAATGATAAAGTTCTGTTTCTAAACGATTAAAAGTAGATTCATAATCATTTTCGGGGATTAAACTATTAATTCCTTTTTGAAGTAAATACATTAAATATCTATCATCCTCGAATGGAGAATTAATAGTTTTTTGAATATACTCTTTTTGGGGAAATAAATCTTTATTAAACTTATACTTCCAATCTGTTTCAAATTTAATTTTAGGAATAATTTGCTTTTTACTAAAAATAAATTTTTCTGCTCTTGCACCTATAGTATTGGTATTGTTTATTGCAACATCTATTTGTTCTGTAGTCCAAAAAGGTTTGAAGTAATCTCTTACTTCTTCTTCACTCATTAAATATGCTGTTGCATAAAAGGAATCTACTTCTCTTTCCATTTTGTTGTCATCACTGTTAAGAAAAGAACCATGTACTTTTAATAAATCTTTTTGCAGATAATGAGCATCTGTAGTTATGATGTAAGGGACATTATATTGTTTAGATAATTCTAAAATATAATTGTTTACTGCCCATTGTTCTATATTATCTGGATAAGCTGGTTGGCACTCTAAATAGAAATTATTTTCTCCAAAAGTATTCAGTCCCCAATTAATAAACTGATTAATATTTTTATCTCTATCATAATTGTGGTTTAATTGCCTATCTGCTATCCACTTATCTAAAGAACTACCAAGACAAGCAGTAGAACCAATAACATGCCCTTGATTAGAACCTATAATATTTTCAACATCTGACATTAAAGTTGGTGTTCTTACTAATCCCCTTTGAGTATAAGCACCTTCCCAAGCCAATGTTGATAATTGTCTTATTTGTTCATTACCGATTAAATCTAATCCTATCAATAGAAAGTGAGGATAATACATGGTTGCACTATCATAATTCTCTTTTAATTGCGTGGCTTGATTTGCACTTATTAAATAGATTTCATTTCCTAATAAAACAGGATAGTCATATTGTTTTTCTAATTTTTTAGCTTTTATATAAGACCCACAAATTTCATGGTCTGTTATACAACAACCATTCAATCCATATTTCATAGAAGAAGTAATAAGATTTTCTAGTTTTATAGAGCTATCAGCAAAACCACGACTTGCATTGCTATAATCTGTATGACAGTGTAATGAAAACATAATTAGTCCTCACTTTCTTTGTTTATTATGTTATTATTAAAATAAGAAATCATCATCTATTGTTTTTTTATTTTTTGACTTTTGTTCTTCTGAATAAAATTTACTAATTCTAACTTGAGGATATCTGTTTCCTTCATAAAAATTTAAAGTGAAATTTCCAATGAGAGTAATATGTAATTGTTTATTGTTAATACCAAGAATATTTCTATCTCTTAATGTCATTTCATCAAAATCATCTTTTAGACAATACTTCTTTATATAATCAATTCCATTATAATTAAACTTAATAAACCCATTATTATCACCATAACCTGTAATATCTTTGGCACAAATGTTAATATCCGTTATAACAAATACAGGTTCATCAACTCTATTGCCCCAAATTTCATATGCATCAGCAACTTCTCTAACCATTTCTTCAGTTAAATAATTTGCATCAATTTCATAATCAACTGGATATATTGTTATTAAATCTTCTGGTTTAATAAGTTGATTACATTTTTCTGAAACTAATTCAACTTTGTCTTTATCTATCTCTACGCCAAATGCTCCTGCATGTCCGGCACACTTATTAAATAATTCTGTGCCTAATAAAAATTCTCTGAAATCTTTAATTTTACACTTGTCATATCCTCTACCAGAGCCACCATATGTATTAGGATTATCTTTCATTTCTTTTAATATGATTACAGGTCTGCGATATTTCTCAGTTAATTTATTTGCTACTAATCCACCTGCGGTACTCTTTGTAAGAATATCTGTGCCATTAACAATAATTACACTATTCTTATCTAAACCATCATGCTCAATAACATGGTCAATTTCTTTCATGAACTTTCGTACTTCAGTATCTTGCCGACTCTTAACGTTTCCTGCTACCCTTGCCATAGTTTTTTGAAGAGTATGTATCTCAATTGGGGGAATAGGGGCATCTTTAGATTTTCTTCTTGGTTGATATTCTCTATCTTCTATTTCTTGGCACAATGCTCTGAATAAATCTTTTTGTTCATCAGGTTTACCATATCGAATAACACCATTCAATTTAGGTGCAATTACCCAACCGTAATTATGTATCGTATGACCCATTTTCATATCTTCATCAAAATGCTCTGCAATAGCTTGAATAAAACTATTTTTTCGGTTTCCTTCCTTTAATCCTTGTAAAACATAATAGCGAGTTTCCAAATTCCTCATATCCATAGAATCCGCTATCATTCCAAGCGAAACTAAATCTAAAAACTGATTGCAATATTTTTTATCAATATTATATTTTTGGCAGTACGCCAAACAGAATTTATGAACTACTCCTACACCCGACAACGTATTATTTGGATAACTACCATCCATACAATTCACAACAGTAGCATAATTATGAATTTCTGGATTAATTTCGTGATGATCAAGTATTAAGATTGGTACACTCATATGTTCTTTAATCAAACTGCAATCTTCAATTGAATCTGATCCTGCATCTGGAATAATGATTAAAGATAATTCTTCAATATCTTTTACTTCTTCATAAGATAATCCATGTTCTTTTTTGTAATTCATCTCATATAAAATCTCTGTATCAGGTGCTATGCATTCAATAAATTGCTTAATATATGCCGCTGAAGTATAGCCATCAACATCTGCATCAGGTTTAATATATACTTTTTTATGTAATGCACTATTAAATAAGTCAAGCCCTTCATTTATATTATTTAACAAGAACGGGTCAAATGTATTTTTTTCATTTACATTTAAAAACGCTCGAATGTCTTCAACACCACTCTGTGTTAATACCGTATCTAAGAAATCAATTTCTTTACTAAAATTATATTTATGCTTAGTTTCCCAATTTAGTTTTTCCAATATATATTATTAATCCTCTCTATTCGTGGTTATTTGTATTTTATTTTCCATTAAAAATTCTAATGTTTCTTTTCCTTTGTCATATGGCGAGTCCTTTATATCTAACTTATTAAATCTATCCCATAGTACATAAGTTCTACAGTAGGAAGTAAATTTATAGGCTAAAGAATAAACACGATTTACATATCTTTGAAATTTTTTATATTCTGTATTGTTTTCATCTGACTCTGTAAAATCAAGCTCATTAAAATCTTTGTCAAACCCAAGTATCACTTCTTCTACACCTAAACTCAATAATATGTCTCTATGCCAATTTGAAATATTAAATCCACAGGTAGCAACAACAAAAGCATCATCACCATAATACTCATGCGCTAACATAACACTCTTTTCTGATTCAACAATTACAACTTTCTTATATTTTTTAATAGCTTCTTTATGTTGAAATAACCCATAGAAGTTCATATTTAATGAATGAGTATAAATAACACCTTCTAATATTTCAGGCATATATTTATTATTTTTATCTTTCTCTTGTAGGCTACGTCTTCTTATACCTACTATTTCCCCATCTGAATTTACATGAGGAATAATAATATGTTTTTCTAACTCATACCATCTAATACCAAAATATTTCATTGTAAGAATAGAAATACCTTCTTGTATCCATCCTTCATAAAACACATTATCTTCAAAATAATTTAGTATATTTGTATTTTCTAAAACAGGTATTTGGTTTAAGATTTCAGACGTTTTTCTACGTAATGATAAATAATTCTGAATTTCATTTATTTCTTTATACGAGTTTGAAATTGAAGTACTTTTATTTAATCCCTGTCTGCTATTAATGCCTAACTCATCAGCTACTATTGATAATGCAGAACTAAAAGAACAATGCTCAACTTGCATTATTAAATTAAATATACTCATGTGTCCACAATTTGTGTAACAATAAAATGATTTTGTTTCTTTAAAATAACACAATTTATGACTATCGCCACAATGGCAAATTGTTTGAAACCAAATTTCTTTTCGTTGTGTACTGCCGTGTGGCTGAACACCAAGACGGTACATTATATTTAGAACATTTTGCTCTGTTAATTGGTCTATTAAATAATCTTTATCGAGCAAAATGTCACCTCATTAAAATTCTAATTCATCAGATTTCTTGGTATACTCTATAGAACTCACTGGTATTCTAGTAGGTAAATTACTAACACAATCAGCTTCATTTATATCTATGTATGTTTTTTCAATGTCTTTGATTAGTCGATATTCATAGTCCGTAACAAATAAATCATGCGTTCTCATAGTTCCATAATCTATATAAAGCCAAACTTTTATTTTGGTACACTTTCCTCCACGATTTTTGTATACTGAATATACTAAATTAGGTTTTGGTTTACCTATCATTTCTCTAAGAATAGGTTCAATTTTATTCATTTCTTTTGTTGAAGGAGGCATAGCAATTAACCCACCATCAGCTTTATTTAGGATTGCTTTCGCTCCTGCTACAATTGATTGATCTCTATTATTATCATCTTTGGCATCTGTGGTAACTTGTGTGCAAGACTCAAGCGAAATGTTATATTTCCTTGCCATATTTTTTAAATCACTAGAAAGGGAAGCTAACACTTGGTCTTCTCTTGTTACCATTTTTGTTTTAGATTTAGTAGCAAATTCGCTAATTAATTCAACTGTTGTATGTATGTAATCAAACCAAACGTATTCAACATTATGTTTAATTTTATGTTCCTCAATAACCTCTTCAAGCATATTGATATCATACTGCGGAACATATTCAAGCCATATATTTCCTTCTTCTTCTAATATGCGAATAGCTTCGTCAACACGTTCTTCCTCACCGTCTTCATACATATTAAATTCAATATGATCTTGAGGTACATCAGCCATATAAGCCCACAAAATAGGGTCTATTTCTTCTAATAGTTCCATTTCTGTGCCTATGTATAAAGCTCCGTTATGTGTGCCATTAGGATTTTTCATCCACGATTTAAGTTTTTTATCATAATAATATGGAGCACAAGAATAGCAAATATCGCCTATAGAAGTTCTAGTTTTTCCTATTCCTGAACCAGCCGATTTTACAATAAATCTTCTTTTTCTTAACCCATGAAAAATTGTAGTTAGATATGCACTTGCATAACCAATTCCCCATGCAGTATCTTTTTTCCACAACTCTTTTTGCTCATGTCCTCCTGTACCAGCTTTTTTTGAATCTCTACCTTCAGACAGAGTAAAAGGAGCTACAACCTCTAATTGTTTCTTTTTAAAATGATTAACGATGTCTTGTACAGTATCTTCGTCTAAAAGTTGTCTTTGACTCTCAATAGTTACAGGATCAATTTCATTGGGATCAAAATAATCTGATACATCGAATCCGTACTCAACATATCTTCTTAATAATGAAAACTTTTTTAATTGGTCATAATAATATTTAATATTATTTATCATCGCAAGTTCTTGAATATTAAAAAGAAAATCTACTCCTTGATTTTTTTGAAAGACTTGGTATTGAGTTTCATAGTGAGAAAGATATTCATCTATTGCTACAGCATCAATAGTTTCAGCACCATTTTTATAAAGATTATTAATAGAAGCGAATATAAGTTTATGAAATGTCTCAGGAAAATCTACTTGAGAAGTTTTATATTCTCTCAATAAATCAGGTTGCTGAAGGAAACATCCTAATACTTCACGTATTGCTTGTTTATTTGCATACTCTGTTAATGACTTTTTACTCATATAGTTGTATCATCACCTCCCAATTGTGAAATATCAATGTCAATAATGCCTTTGTATTTATCATTTTTCACCATATCTGTTTTGTTTATGTGTATCACTTTATTTCTATCTGTATCTTTGATATTAAAATCCTGCATTCCTTCTTTTACTAATTTTTTATCAAAGTAAAACTTTTTTGCTTCGTCATAAACAAACGGAATGATCCCTATACCCATTCCCTCTTCAGGGTCTTCCTCTTGTTTTATTCTATAAAAATAATCAAGAGTAGTTTTCATACCCTTATATGTATAATTAAATTGTTCTTTAAAATCTTTAATCTGTTTTAATATCCATCCATTAGGAGCATCTAAATTATATAAATCACATATATATTCAATAAGATTCCTATAATCTTCACTCTCTTTTTTGCTATTTTCAAAACATATTTTACAATAATATCTTTGATTATAAAAAACGGTTTCTTCCTTATCATTAAAAGCACCACATACAGGACATTTTAATTTTTTACCCATTAATAAAACATAACACCTCCTGTCATACTAGGGAAAAGAAGTGTTTCTTTTCCCTAGTATTTTTAATACTCACTCTATAATAATTCCTTCTTGATTAATGACATCATTTAAATCGTCAAGAATAAGACTAAGCAAATCAATTTGAGTAGCATCACAATCTCTTACTAATTTACCTTTTCCTAAATGATTATTAGCAATTGTTGTATATTTTTCTGTAATATCCAAATCTTTAAAAGCCTTTGCAATTGTTCTAATAGAATCTACTACAGTGTCAAAGTCCTGTGTTTTACTTTGTTCTGCGTATACTTGAGTAGGCTTATCAGTTACATTTGCACCTTCCTCAACCAATTTATCAATTGCTTGTGACATATCAGCAAGAAGAGCTTCATAAGTAAAAGGTATCTTTTCAGACATATACTTATTACGAGAACCAGCTTCAAGATACTTATTCCCACGCTGATATAAAACCATGCTTGTTGTACCATCTTCATTTGTTTCAGAAGTGGAATACGCAATCACATCTACTAAACGAGCAAGAACTTTCAGACCCCTTTTATCTACTGTCGGCTGTGTTCTATCGTACTTTTCACCATTTTCTTTAATCTGTTTAGTATCACTATGAGAAATTACAACAAGTGTATATCCTGCTTTTACTATCTCTTGAAAGAAAGTATCAAATTCTCTTTCAACCGCTTTATATCCTCTTTTAGATTCTGTTTCATCAAGATATTCAACACCCTCTTTTGCAAGGATGTGAGATTCACAGATGTCATAAGCAATATCAGCAGTATCAATAATTACTGTCTTATATGTAGTCTCGGTTTTTTCACCTTTTTCAACTCTATCTACATCAGCTAAAAGCTGCTTTTTAACCTTTAAGGCTTCAGACCACTTGTTAATAGGCTGTGCATAAACACCAGAAAGTAGATTGTAACCTTTTTCAAAAGCACATAAGAAAGGTTTAGGAAATTTTACTGCGTTACTTGTCTTACCACTCTTTTTATCGCCATAAATGAAAAACGACTTACCGCTTAAATCTCTACTAATTACACTTGGCTGAATTGCGAAAATATCAATATCTGTTGCCATTTATATCTCCTTAGTTTTTATTTTATTATTTATATTCATTTTGTTTATTAAAAGGGCATATCATCATCTGCTACAGGTTTAGGCTTCTTTTTGGTAGCTGGTGTATTAGAATTCTTAGCACCAAGATTATTTCTTACATCTTTCTTACTACCCTGATAACCTTTTTCTACAAGTTCATTTAGACTTGCTTTTCTCTCTGCAAGGGCAATCTTAATAGCTTCCTTACTGATACCATTAGGATCATCTTCATCAATAGCAGGACTTGCTCCAGTTACCACCATCTCCAGATAAGACTTACCATCTGTTTCTCTCTGTACTCCCAAACCGCCAGTTTTCTTAGGTTTCGCTTCTGCCTTGTTAGGGATGAAATCAACATATAGAATTGCACTCTGACCTATTTCATATCCATCAAGGAAAGCATCATGAAGATTTTCAGGTACAACAATATTTTTAATAGGGACTATATTTCCGAAGAAATCTGCTGTAATAATTGATACTCTGAGCCTACCAGTTTCAGTTTTATCTTCACCCTTAGTCTCTTCATTAATAGACTGAATATATCCTTCGATATCAGCAGTTCCCTTAAACTTTTCAATATCATTATCACATTCATTAAAAAACTTAATGCTAATTTGCTGAGATTCAATAAGCTTGTCTGTTGAATCTATGTAATCATTGGCACTGAAATTACCTTGAACATCTACTACAGTAGCATTCTCATAACCAACATCGGCAATAGACTTTGCACTATTAGCAAAAGTTAATGTTGGTGAATAAAGTTTATTTTCCCCTCCATCCTTCTTAGTCTGCTGAACAAAGGATTCAAACCTTCTTGTTTTTACTTTACTATCCCCAAATTGAATAGCTCCCTTAATGCTCACATAAGGAACTTTCTTTTCCTCCGTAAGTCCTGTTTTAACCTCGATTTCTGCTACCTTACCTGCTAGATGTACTTCATTTACTAATTCTTTAATTTTGTCACTCATTAATTATTCTTTCTCCTTTTATGTATTATTTTTATTTTGTTATTCTTACTTAAAAACCAGATGAAATTCTATTTTCATTGGGTATATTGGGTTACATAACTAATATATTCTAGCTTATATGTAAACCATTTTATTTCATATAACTTGACATATTTGATGATAATGAACTCGTTGTGCCACATAATGTAGAAACTATATTTTCTACTGAAGCACATCCACTTCCACAATTAATTGTAACGCTTCCAGTTAAACCGCCCATTTGATATGTAGACTTTTCCACTTCCTTTACAATTTCATCAATTTCCTCAATAGGAAGTGAAATATTATAAATTTCAACATGACGCTTTACTTTCGGATACTTTTTGCAAATGTAATCACAATATTCAGCAAGCAAATCTTTATATGCTACGTGAAATTCAGATTTATTATCTACAGTAGAAATTATCTTATTTGTACGTAAATATGTAATAACTTCATCTGCTCTAAAAATCGTCTGTTTTACAATTACTTCTTCATCTTCTGTTATATTAATTCTGCTATGATTAAAACTACTTAACATTTCAAAATCTAAAATCTTGCCCCAAGCAGTATCCTTGTTGTCAAATCTGATTTCTGGCTTCTTTAAAAAAGTCCCATCTTCATTCTTATTTGATATTAGCTTATATGTGTTAGTAATTTTCTGTCCTTGTACTATGTACTTCATTTATTATCCTTTCTTTTATTATATTATTCTTTTTAATCAGATGAAATTGTGCTTTTATTGAACCAT